ATAATAAAGATATCATCTATATTAAGTATTTTAAGTCCCCCTAAATCAAGATCCCTTAAGATGGATCCTTTTCCAGCACCCGGAGCACCTGCTAAAATTATGGCCTTGGGTTTACTGGTTTGTTCCCTTAAAAGTTGTACCAATGATATCATTATTATAAATATTACAACTCTCTTTTGACTGTAGTTTTAAATTCTGTAAAAATAGGTGAATGTTTTGGGTTCTCCAAATCAAATAATTTTTTAACAGTTAAGAAAATATCAAGATTTTCTTCTTGGGTTCTTTTGGATTCATACATTTCCCATCCTTTACCTTGCATTTTGCCTTTTGCGGATTTTCTTTTAGATGATTTAAGCCATAGTATTCCATATCTTTGAGGGGTTTTACCATAACATTCCTCATAACATTTACCATATACAGCTGTTTGTAAATCATAAACCGTTTGAAGATTATTAGATGTTTTAAAATCCACAATCCATATTTCTCCATCTATTTCACATACCATATCACACGTACCAGCTACTTTTAATTCATCTGAAAATAAATGGACCTCAGTTTCAATTAATGTGGGTTTATATTCTTCCCACCATTCAACAAAACGTAAAAACATTTGCCATACATCTGGGTGGTATTGAGGGTTACCATATTCACTTAAAAAATTAAGTTCTTTACCATTTAGATACTGTTCAATCATTTCATGAACTTGTGTACCTTCTTCTCCTGCTTTTTTAACTATAAAATCAGCGGAGTATCCTACTTTTTTAAGCCAATCTTCAAAAAATTTACCTTTGGGGTAGTGACTTAGTATATAAGTTATGGAAGGATAATAATCACCATTTCTTCTATAGTACCTAGCATCAGGTAAAGTTATTTGTTTAGCATCGGGGGATATTTCAATTATCCTATTATAGGATTTTTTTACATTTCTTTTCATATTAAAGATAGTTTCTTTTCAAATAGGTTTTCATAAGTTAACTTCTTAGAAGTTTGGACTAATTTAGTAAAATCAATAAAACCCATTTCACTAGGATCTTTATCTTTTAATTCCACAAGGTAAACTTTTTTACCTACATTTAGAAATTCTTCAGCGAATTCTAAAGCTCTTGCCATAGCATCAGTATCCAATGCTAAATAAATTTTTTCAACTGTGGAAGATACTATTTTCTTCATTAATGATTTTTGGATATTTTTCCCTAATAGAGGAATAGCATTACGTTTAATACTAATAGCATCAAAAGGACCTTCACATAATATAATAGGAAGATTCCAATTTATAAAAAATTCAAATGGTATAATATCTCTTGACCAACTAGGATTTCTATATTTTATATATGGATCTTTTTCAAATGATCTAGCTGTAAAATAATTTAAATTACCATTAATATCATAGGATGGTATAATTACCATTTTAGCATATAAACCACTTTCACAATATCCTATATTATATTTTATAATATCATTATCGGTTAATCCTCTACGTTTAAGGTAGGAATATGCGTGTTTAGCTATGATATCATTATTACCTAATATATTACTATACTCCTTAGGTAAACATAGAGTTTCTGTAGATACCCCATGTTCATTATCGTAATCATAAACTTTAACTAATGACTTTAACTCTTGCATTTTAGAGTTATCAGCATTAACTTTTTTAAATAAAGTTATTAACCTACTACCCTTAGTATTACATACCCAACAATTCCAAGGGTTAAGTCCCTTTTTATTAACTGTAAAATTTACCTCTAATTTTGGTTTATGGTGATTACAGAAAGGACAAGTGTAAGCATAATTACCTCGTGCAGTTTTTCTACCTCCTCCTAATACAGAGTTGGCTAAATTTACTAACAAATCATTTATCATATTAGTCTTTATAATTCTCTAGATCGGATCTAAAGAATTTCCCCAGTATGTTGCTATTAATATACGAAGGATTTTCCAGGACTTCAAACATCATTTGATATTTTGTTTCACTATATGTAAGTTCTTTTTTAGAAAAACAAATTTGAATTATTTCTCGTTTAAATTCTTCTTGTTTATTTTCTTTAATTAGTCCTTTTATGTAATCATGAGAACCAAAATAAGTTTTCCAGTTACCCTCTTTAACTACTTTTCTCCATCTTTTATAACCTTTAAGAGGGGGGAGTTTTTTATTAAAGAATAATTGTTTCTTTCCAATATATTTTTTACCTGAGGGTATATGTGTTACCTCATAAATAAAACCAAATGTTTCTTCTGGGAATTGGGAAATATCTGTAATTTCCTTTCCTTCGTAAGTCCAATTCATTAAAATAAATCTAAATTAACCATTATTGTAGTGTCAGTAAATTGTGAAACTGGGAGTGGTTTTGCTAATTTAGCAACAGCTACTAAATCATAACTATTATTGTACATGCCTAAAGTTGTTATATAGGGTTGAAAAAATGAACCTGTGGCAAAATCATAATAAACATTACTATTTATATTACTACCCGAAATTAACGTAGGATTCAGGGAATATCCAAATTCATTTTCAGTTATTCTTGCTGCGTATTGAACCTCATTAAGAGTTAGGGTACTTTCAAAAGAACAAGTAACATTAGAACCTGTCATAAATGCATCAAAACCCGGTGCTACCCCATATAAATCAGTACCATATACAGCTACTCCATATAAAGAATCATAGGCTTCTTCATTTTCTACAGTTAATATAGCTAGTCCATGTTCGTAAATAATATTTCCTAACTGATTCCCAAACTGATCAAATAAATTTCCCTCACTATCATCAGTCATAATAGTAGCATCCTCTTCATACCTAAAAGTACCTGGTTTTATATATTCTCCATATAATTTAGATGGGACAGAAATAACTCCTATTCTAGCATTAGATTGGGTAGGAAATTCTCTTCTAGGTAAAAGATCAGATGATAAATAGTTATAGTAATTAGTAGTAGATGCGGGTCCAGTTATAGTACCATCATTATTAAAAGAAGCTGTTACAGCATCACTACCTGATGAATCTATTAAAAAATTACTATAATATAACTGTTTTATAGATTTATAAAGTAACCTTTGAGGTATGCTAGAGATTTGACCCGTAGTAGGTTCTGTAGTTATAGAATCAGTTGATGGAGAATTTTTTCCTATAAATCTATCTATACCTACATCCGAACCAGTGAGTTGATGGGCTCCCCTAAAAGTAAAACTTTTATTAACTTTAAAGGGTGTTAATACTACATCCTTTGCATTGAATTGTTTGAATGCACTCATTCACTTTAGAAATCTAATTTTACTCTAATTAATGCTTCTTTAGTAAAATCCTTAAGAAGAGGTCTAGACATTTTAGCCGTAGCTAATAATTCATTTGCATCATTATACATTCCTACTGTTGTAACATATACTTGTGGTTGATTTATAAAATTAGAATATATGACTTCTCCTGTCGAACCTGATATAAATGATGGATTTTCAGAGTAATTAAATTCATTATTTCTTAATCTTACAAACACATAATCTGATGATATAGTTTCTTGTGAATTCAATTGGAAACTTGAAGCTCTTTTAATAGCATCAAATAATATTTGATTGTTTAAACCATCACTATTATTAGTTCTATTAGCTGCTACATGTATAGATTGAGATATGGCTGTAGGGTTTAATAAAACTGTTCCTATATCAGGAAGGAATAGCCCATACGAACCACTATTAGTTACATAACCATCAGTTCCAAAAGCATTTCCGTTAGAACCAGAAACTACCTGGAATACTCTAGTAGAACCCAAGAATGTATTTACCAACACATCCTTAGAATCATTAGTTAAGTGAATTTTTCCCACACCCCCAGAGCCCGATAAAGCTAAATTAAAGGTTTCAGGGAAAAGAGATTCTTTATATCTAGATCTTTCTACATTTAATGCATAAAAATGGGATCCAGTAACTACATTAGTACCAGTACCAAATATAAAACTAGCGTTTTCATCTTCTAAAATAAGAGATCTATATTGACCAAAGTTAGTTAATGTAGGAGTTCTACCAGTAACGCCTGCATTATAATACACTGAACCTGATCCTTTATTATCACAGTAGGCTATTTCAAATTGTACACTAGCACTACTATTTACTACATTAGGATCAGCCTCAAATACACTTAAATAAAAATCTCCCGAACTTCCGGCTTTTTGGACAGAGGAAGTGAAAAAAGAAGTTAATGTAGGAGCTCCAGTAGACCACGCTGTGCCTGTTATGGAATCACTACTTACTACTATGTCTTCAGTATCAAATCTTTTAAAACTCATGTTTTATGTTTATGCTGTTTTTGTGATAGTTAAAGGAATCC